GATGCTGGTCTGTTCTACTGCCCATATGTTCCACTACAGATGGTTCGTGCAGTTGGAGAGAATTCATTCCAGCCTAAGATCGGCTTTAAGACTCGTTACGGTATCGTTGCGAACCCATTTGCCGAAGGACTTGACCAAGGACTTGGAAGACTCCGTGTTAACACAAACCGCTACTACAGGCGTGTTGCTGTTAAGAACCTTATGTAAGCGAGACGCTTATATTTCTCAAAAGACTCTCCTTCGGGAGGGTCTTTTTTTTGTCTTGACATACTTCAAAAACATGTTATAATTCATCTACAGTCGGAAGACTACACACAAAAAGGTATTATGACCAAGGTTAGAATTCCCTTAACGGGAGTCCTTATAGAGGACAAAAAGTATATTGAAGATAACTTACCACAACCAAAAGTATATGCAGGTTGGGGATTTAGAAGATATGATTGGGTCAATCCAACATCTTTAAATACACAGCATAATGGATTTACTGATAATTCTGTTCGTAGGGGTGGAACACCAGATAATGAGTCCCTCGAAGAGTTACTAAGAAGAGGATTAGATATTACAAAACTAACCATTTCTGTTTGTCCAGAAAACAAGGTAATAAATGGATTTACTAGAGTTGAAGATTTGATAAAAATTGGATACCAAGAGTGGATAGTTGCTGTTTATGAAAAGGATGAATCTACTAAAACAGAGTTTCAGGATTCAATGTCAGACTACCTAGATGATATGAGACTAGGTGCTAATGAAGGAGATGGTTCAACACCTGCCACTACAAGTGATTTTATGGAAATAGGTATTAAAAGATTTCAAGATAGAAAAGATAAATCCAATCTTGCTGTTGCCCGTTGGGTTAACAGTATACCTCATTCTTTTTCAAAGAAACAAGTAGAAGGTATTGCTAATCATGTTAGCAAATTTCATAAAAGACAGGGAGTAGTGGAAAAGTTAGCACGGGATGACGCTGAAAAACTTATGAATAAGTTGCATCCAGGTGCAGAAGTTTTAAATACCAAGACACAAACTTATGCTATTCGTTTGTGGAATAAAATTGTAAAAGCAACAGTTGGTAATAGAGGAATGGTAGAGTTTGTTAGTTTCCATAGTGATGCTACAACACATGAAGAAGTTCAGGAAGGACGCAATTCTATTGAACCAACTCTTTTACAATATCATAAAGAGACTTTAGCATATGCTGATGCATACTATAGAACGAAAAGAATTAACTGGAAATACTTAGGAGGATTAGCACAAAAGATAGGTGTTGAACCTAGTAACACTTTAATAAAAAATAGGGTTTAACGACCCTCTTTTTTTTGCCTAAATACAAGTAGTCTAAAAATGTATGATGCCTGAAACACCTGGAAAACCTGAAGTATTTACAGTAGAAAAGAATCAATTTGGTGATGCTGAAGTTGATAATATTGACCTTACAGTATTAAAAGAACAAGTTACTTCAATAGAAAGTGATTCTATTGCTCCTCTTGTTTACAAAGATGATGATTACCTTCATCAAGTTAAGGGAGTTCTTGGAGATCCTCCAGAAGATGTAGCATATTTGATTAATGAACTTCAAAAGAAAGTAAAAGCTCTTGAAACACAAGTTGAACAATATCATGCAAGAAATGATGCTGAAGATAACATTCAGCAAGAATATGATAATATAATCAAACAGAATCAATCTGCTCTTACACAATTAGACTCGAACCAGAGTTCAATGAGTTCAACTATTGCTATCATTCAAGATACACTTAAGAGACATGGAATGAGTTAACTATGAAAGATCGCAAAGAGTTTAAATTTAAATTACTCCAGCGTTTTGAGGATGCTTTAGAAGTTAGACTTGCTGGAGTTAAAGCTGCTAAAGCAAAACTTGAAGAACAAATGTCTAGAGATACCTAATGGCTATAAAAACTGATCCACAACCAAGACCAGGAACTCCTATTGGTAATAGAAATTTTCTATCACCAATTGGGTTTAAATTCTCATTGAAAAGGAGTCCTGGAGTTGCTTATTTCTGCAATGAAGCAAATATTCCTGATATGAGTTTATCTATTGCTGAACAACCAACATATTTAAGAAACATTCCTTTACCTGGAGATAAGATAGAATTTGGTGATTTGAGTTTAAGGTTTATGGTTGATGAAGATTTAACAAATTATATGGAGATACAAAATTGGATTCGTGGATTGGGTTATCCAGAAGCTATATCACAATATTCTGAATTAGAAGATAAGGCATATATTAAACAAACTTTCGGGCAGAGAAGACAAGACATATATTCTGACGGAACTCTCCAAATTTTAAGTAATAATCTTGTCCCTAAATTTCAGGTATTATTTGATGACCTCTTCCCTTATTCTCTTTCAACTGTCACTTTCGATGCAACTGATACAGATATCGAGTACTTTACAGCAGAGGTAAGTTTCAAGTATACTTTATATACATTAACCAATTTAGAAGGAAAACCTTTATGAATGTAACTCTTGAGAAACTTCAAGAGATGTGGGAAAAAGATGCAAAGATAGACAGAGATAATCTACACGAAGAATCATTGAATGTCCCCTCTCTTCATGCAAAGTATTTTGAATTATATAATACTATCTTTTTACTAAGAAAGAAAGCAGAACAACAAAGAAAAAACATCCGTCATGAACGGTATGAGTATTTTAGTGGGAAAGCAGATCCGCAAGTTTATATTGACAATCCATTTGGAAAGAAGATAAGAGATAAAGATACTATGACAAAATACCTTGATGCAGATCAGAAACTGTCAACTAGTTCTCTTAAAATCGATTATTATGATACAATGTTAGTATACTTGGAAAGTATTCTTAAGGTGATACAGAATAGAACTTATCAAATTAAGAATGCAATTGAGTTTATGCGTTTTAATTCGGGGTTAGGATGACTGAAACTAAAGTATGTAAAAAATGTGGAGTTGAAAAACCCGTAAGTGATTTTGGAAAAGGTGCAAAACTACCTCATGGTCCTAATGGTTCTCTTAAACAATATTATAGAAGTATCTGTAAACAATGTACTAATACAGGACCACAACCTCGTAAGGATAATATAGATCCTAAAAAGTGTACTAAATGTGGTACGATTAAACCATTATCCGAATATGAGTTTGAACCTTATAGACAAAGATATCGTGCTGATTGCAAAGAATGTAAGAATAAGAGAATAAAGAATTATCTTTCAAATCACCCAGAAATACGAGAAAAAATTAATAAAAATAGAAAATATAAGTACGCAAATGAACCTGGTTATGCAGAAAGAATAAAAGAAAAATCAAAATTACCCGAAGTTGCTAAAAGAAGAAGGGAACTATATGCTCTTAATCCAGAACCAGAGAAAAGGAGGAATAAGAAGAGAAGAGACGAAAGAAAAAAGTTTTTATTAGAACATCTTGGTAATGTTTGTTCCAATCCTAATTGTAATGAGACAAAAAATTTACAATTTGACCATATTAATCCTTTAGAAAAGTCATTTTCTCCTTCTTGGAATCTTCATAAAAGTTTAGATGAATTAATAAAAGAAACAGACAAGTGCCAGTTACTATGCCCTAAATGTCATCTTGAAAAAACAAAGAATGAATGGTTGTCTGGAGTATTATATCATGGTCTTTCTAAAGAAAGGCTTGACACTACTTAATAAATAATCCTAGACGCATGTACTAGGTGATTGATACGAGTGCTAATGTCGTTATATCTAAGTCTAACGAAGTATTTTTAAAAATAGATTCAGAACCTCATATTGAGTATGAGCTCCGAGACCACTTTACCTTTGAGGTAGAGGGTGCAAAGTTTATGCCACAATATCGTAATAGGAATTGGAATGGAGAGATCCACCTATTCGATATGAGAACAAAGAAGATATATGTAGGACTGTTAGATAAGATTATTGCATTCTGCGATAGGCACGATTATACTTATAAGTTTGCAGATAATGATTACTATGGTGCTCCCTTTGAAGTTAATGAGGGGATATCATATGAAGGTGTTAAAGATTATATGGGTTCTATTTGCAATCATCAACCCAGGAAGTACCAAATTGAGGGAGTATACGGTGCCTTAAAACATAATA